CTTGTAATGGATCAGTAATTAATAATTGCATATCCGTGATAACCGTATCAAGGTTAATTAACTCATCCTGTAATTTAGTTGAAGTACTTTGATCTGAGTTAACCGTACCTAATGGTGTCTTTGGATTTGATGATGGAGGTGCAAACATATTAAATATAGTATTTTATAATAAATACCAATTACTTATTTTTTTTGTGTTCTTCAATAATCTTATCAACAAGATATCTTCTCACATAAGTTGGCATTTTTAAATATTCAGTATAAGATGTTCTCAACATTTTTGCCAACAAATAAAATTCGTCTAATATGAATTTGGAGTAATCAGAAGAAAGGCCGAAAAAACTCCACCCCAAAAGCAATGTTCACCATTACTCTTTCTCCAGACGGGGCGATAACTTCTTTTATAAGGTCTAATCTTGGTTCATTTGATGACATAAAATTTTTAATGTGTTTTGAATCCATAATTGGCATATTCTCCACAAACTTACTAATATCCCCCCTATCTGAATTACCATCAATATCAACAATCATTTTAGATAACCTTAATGTTGCTAATGGTGGTATTCTTCCTGAAGGATATTCACTAACAATTCTTTCAATATCAATAGTGTCTCTCATTGTAAGAAATTTTAATCTTACTTTAGATCCAGTTCTTGGTAATGTTGTACTTAAATACCCATCATTATCAGGTTGTTCATTAACTTTATTAATATTTAACTCATCAAGTAAAATAGTCGCATTAAACTCTTTATTTGTTTGGGGATCAATTACACTTACAACGTATTCAGGACCAAATGAAGTATTTCTTAAAAAGATTAATAATGCTTCAATATCACCATCTAAAAGATCTTCAGGTCTTATGTCGGTTTCATATAATTTATTTCTTAACAGAGGTAAAACAATAGATTCTTTTATTGTTTTATTTGGATTCATATTTAAAAGTGTGTTTTCATCTGCGGCGGTTAAATAACCCACTTTCACACTTTTCTTTTTAGATGTATAATATTTACCACCCGATGGTAATGACACAACATCATGAGGTAAATTAAAGTCCATTTGACCATATTGTTTTGAATCGTTTTCCATAATTGTTTTTTTACTTTAAATATAATATTCATTTACTTTTTAGTAAATAAAAAAACCTATACAGATTACTCTATATAGGTTTAATATAATAAATGAATTTAATTCTTAGTAAACCAAGATACATCTATCCATACGAAGAGATGCTGTAATGTCCGCTAAAGCATCTTGTGAATAAGATAATGAACCAAAGTTAACATCCGTCATAAATGTACCCTCTAAAATCCATTTCTCCACAACAACTCCTGTTGGATCTAACATTTCTAAATCAACATTCTTTTTATAACCAGCAGCGTAACCCATACGACCTGTAACCGATTCCGCACATAAACGCACCCACTCCATTAATGCTTGAGCCGCAGAAGGGCCAATAGGGTCTCTAAATTTAACTGAGATTGGATCCCAATTAAAACGTCCCGCAACGAACGTAGATGTATTTAAGAATTGTATTTCGGTTGAACCAATTTTTATTGATGGTCTTGAAGCACTTTCCACGAACCACTCATTTATTCCTAGTGAACTAGGAAACCTAAGTATGAATCTATTCTGGCGTTTCGGTTCATACGGAACTGGCATTTTCATCAGTAAATCAGCCATAATTTTTTGTTTTAGTTTTTAGTTTATTTTTATTATAAATATACCCTAAACAAAAAATTTCTATTTACTTTTACTTTTTTTTACATAAAATACATCTAGTACTAGATATTATTAATTAATATTTTCTTTTTATTCCTTCTGATGTAAGATATGTTTGTAGAATATCTTCATTTTTATTTCTAAAATGGTTTTTCATAGTTTCTACATTTTTAACATCATCATCTGAAAAGCCTATGAATGGAGTAAAGTAATTACTTATTTTGTTTTTCATAAATGCTTTCTTTTGCAGTTTATGGGATGTTTTTTTAACGTATTTAATAAATTGCTCCATAGCTTCGATTTTACCTACTTCAGGATTTGCTTCGGAACTGACACCATATGAAACAGGATGAAAACGACACAAATCTAAGTAACTCTTTATTAATTTGTCTTTAGATAATTTTTCTTCGTCCGCCAAATCACGATACCTTAAAAGATTTTTCACTAACTTATTTGAATCAATTCCGAATTTGTTTGATTTAATGAGTTTGTAAACTGCCATCTTAAGGACTGACGGTGTGTGACCTCTAGCGGTAATAATAGAAAATATTGAACCACTATTAATCGCTTCTACAAAATCTGGCCAAGCCGGACCTACTTCAGATATCATACAATCAATTAAAAATTGATTATCGTATTTAACTCCGAACTCAACATAACCATCTTTTGCTGTACCAACTATTGTATGTCCTTTATAGTTGAAAAGTTTTTTACCAACAAGTTCTCTATATTTGGCAAAATCTTTTGTGGTCATACCAACAATATTACCATTATTGTCTTTTAAACGAATAAAAGTTGGCATATACATTAAATTGTCATCCCAATCAAATGCGTAATATTTCATTGCCGTTGTTGGATTTTCTCTTGATACTTGATTATTAATCATAACTTTTTTACATTTATATGGTACAAAGATAATAAAAAAAGGGAGAACTTGTCTCCCTTTTCGTATTTTTTTTTCATTTTGACCATTAAATGTCTTCAAATGATGCTCCTGTAGGTGTAATATAGAAGGTAATATCTATAAATTCTAAGGATCTTGTAGGTTTGATGTATATCTTACCTGTCATTTGATTTCTATCTAAATCAGCCACATCTGAAGAAACTGTTACTCGGAAATCATATAAACCTCTATCTCTTCTGATAGCATCTAATATTGGATTTACTGAGTTCAAGAAATCTTGTCTTACTTGTTCGTCATTTTGATCAAACAATAATCTTACAGATACTGCTGAAATCAATTTACGAGCTTGTAATAACAATCTTCTTACGTTGATTCTATCAAGAGCCGACTCTCTAACCTGTAGAGTTTTGTTACCCCAAATTACAGTACCAACATCAGAGAATGTTGCGATTGGGTTAATTCTTCCTTGGTATAGAGTATCTCTATCTTCTTGAGTTAACTTCTTACGTGCTTTGATTGAGTTAACAATACCTCTTGTGTAACCTGCCGCTGCGAACCAAGGGAACGCAATGTTATCAGTTAACGCCAAGTTTCTTGTTACCTCAGCCGTTGCTGGAATATAGATTTGTGTATTATTTACACTATCACGAGTTAATACCCAAGGATAGTAAGTTGCGGTATAGTTAGAGTCAATTCCTGTTTGTTCTAAATTGTCAACCGCTTCTTGAGGATAAATCATACCATCTATTCCAGTTGTTGTTGGTAAGAACAAGTTATAGTCAGGTGTTGTTGTTATGTACAATGAATCTGCTCTATCGTTTTCAATCATATCAATTGTTGCCTCAACTAAGTCACTATTATTAACATAATCAATACCAGGAGAAACAAATACGTTGATATTAACCGCTTCAGGATTAGCAAATGTTTGAATACCTAACAAGTAAGCGTAGTAGTCAGTATTTGCAAAATCTTGAGTACCGTCACCAACTGCGATTTGTTTGAATGCTCCCCAACCAACTGCGTTTGGATATCTATTGTCAGGACAAGCCCCGTTTAAGTAACCGGCTCTACCTAATACATATCTATCACTATTGGTTCTGTGTTCTCTATAAATGTCCCAACCATCAAAACCTCCTTGTACTAATAATGTGAATTTTCTTGAGTAAATTCTGTAGTAAGGGTTAGCAGGGTTATTAGGTTCACTTGAGAAATTAGCATCACCTACGTAGAATCTTGGGGTACCTGATGTGGTAAATGCGTCTGAAATTGTAATTCCCGATGCGTCTTTATCCATATGGAAACCTCTAGATCTGTAATTCCATTCACCACCTTCAAGATCACAAGTTGATATTGGGTTTTGTTTACCAATATATTCAAAGTAATTACCATCCCAACTATTGTTATTGGAAATACCTAAGTATGTTCTTCTAATATTATCACCAGGACTTTGGATTGGTGCTCCAAATGGTGGGTTAAATATTACTTCACCAGGGAAATCATATTTTGTTTTATACACTGGGAATGGTGAAGTTGCAGTTCCATAAGTTCTGAAGTTAAATCCTTCAAATCCACAAGGTAAAGCATCTACCGGAGCGTCTTCATTCATTTCAACCATTACGTATGTAGAGTTAAGTTGATACTCCCCATCTAATGTACCTATTTTTTTAGCGATGAAATTATTCTGACTTGGGTTCATACTACAATTTGTAAATTTCTCAATTACCACAGGATTTGTATCTGTGTCATAATAATCACGAACAAATACATCAAAAGTTCCATTTGCAAAAGATATGTTTCCAATAGAAATTTTTATTTCATAGTTAGCGGCATCACCATCGGCAATAGTATAGAATTTAAATAAGTTATATACTTTAGTACCTCTAAGTTCAGATACAACCCAAGGAGAACTTGGAGTTTGATATCTATCTAAATACCATCCAATTGAATCTGATGCGTTACTTTGTGCAGAATTTAAATCAACCAGTGCCGGACTTAAACCTCTAATGAAACCTTTTTTCCATCCGTAATTTAATAACGCTTGGAATCTTTCTTCAACAAATAAAGGAACAACATTTCTTGGTTTACCAAAATTATCCATTCCAAATACTTTAGTTAAGTATTCGGCATCTGATGTTGAGAATGATGCTTCAAAATTAAAGTTAACACCGTCATCGTTTG